GCGGTTGCCTGTACCTGCAAGTGGCAAGAATCTCGCGGTACCATTGGCGAAGATTTTAAACCTCAAATCGTCGTTGCCCGTACTGAATTCCAGAGCCAAGTTCCCGGTTGAACCATCACCTGCTGCAGCAATTGAAGCACCAACTCCAGCACCTGAATCGTCGCTTTGGTAAAACTCAATTGCTGACGACGTTTCTTCATCTGACAATGTAGTGTCTATGTCAGTTAGACGAATTTTTGGAGTATCGCCTGAAACGTCAATTCTTGCTGAAGGTGATGATGTCCCAATTCCAAGAGCCCCTGATGAACTAATAGTCACACGGCGATTGCCACCTGTAACAAAAGACATTTCATTTTCGCTTTCCCTCCTAATTCCGGTGTTGGTGTCAGACGCAAAAGCAAGGCCTGGCTTGGCATTATCTCCATCCGCAATAAGCGTTTGGCCGTTAACTTCCGCCAGCGTGATCCAAGCGTCATTTGCAGCATTCCGCTGCTTAACAAGCGCAGGCGTTGCACTGGTGTCGATCCAGTATTGGTATGAATACGTCGTAGCAGGCTCTGTGGCGCTGCTGTTCTGGCTGACGATTGCAGCCAATGCGTTGTTCAGGTCAGAACGGAACGAACTGCCGCTTTGGTTGGCAAGAACGTAATCGTGGGTTGCCATTGTTAGGTCTGCTCAGATCCAAAGCCCGTTGCGACGTACTGGAAGTTGCGATCAATCGAAGAATTGCTGGAATCCTTAAAATGAACGGTGAAGCCAGTTCGCGTGACGGATGTCACCTCATAATAGTCCCCACTGGCAAGGTTAAAAGCCGTAATACCTACCGTGGGCGCCTGATAGAAAGCGTTCGTGAACGTCACGGCTTTTGCCGCCGCTCCAGAAGCAATCGTTGCAGAGCTTTCTGTGCGGGATGGAATTGACAGCTGATAGCCCAGCTCCTCAACTAACGGCGTTTGGTCGGAGTGGTCGGCTTCCAATTCACACTTGAACTGGAACGTGCGACCGACAAACGTGGCTTTCTCCAAAACGCGCCAATCGCCAAATTCTGTTGAAGACTCCTGCAGCAGCTTGTCGCCATTCTCAAGCAGAAAAAAGTCTGGGGTTGCCTCTAGCAAAATGTCGTCCGCTGCAGGCGCTTCATCGCTGCTGCGGAAATAAAGGATTGCGTTGGTGTCTTCTGCCAATGTTCCATCCCAATCACTCCAAGCGTCCACAAGCTCAGAGCGGTCATCAATCAGGTCACTTGGATACAAGCCCCGTGAATTTATGGTGCGGTCCAGCTCAGCTTGAAACTTGCCGCCTAGATCCAGCAAGGCAGGGAACTCATATTCACCGCTGGCAAGACGCTCACCGATAAAATCTATCTCAGATAGATCATCAATGAGCAGCACATCATCAATAGTATCTGCTCCGTCTAAAACCAAGCCATCATATTCGTCGCTGTAAAAACATCCAAATTTTTTACCCTGAAATGGTGGAGAGTCCGTGTCTTCACGCCTTGTCTGGACTGGAAGCTTAGGTATTGCACTAGGAATGTTTAAGACGAGGCTGATCGCCGTGGCGCTTTTAACCTTGGTCGTTTGATCCTGGAGCTTGATAATGTACTCACCGTTCATCAGTGGAACGGTTGCGGAGTTTGCTGTTGCTTGCACCACAGCCAGCTTTACAGCATTGGCAAACGTGCCAGTGCCGTCTGTCTTGCTTGAGTGGCTGATTAGAGCTACAAGATTATTGAGCTTCTCGTTTGGAGGTGGGTTCCACTTAAGAAGTCCTTGCGTATCGTTAATTGGGCTGAACGAAAGATTGGTAACGTTGGGAACAACCTGTATGATCGGCTTTCCCTTTACATCCTTGCCAAGATCAGGAAGTGCCGGCGCAACTGCCTTTACTTTTACATAAGCAGATTTTTTTACAGGAAAGCCAATACCAACAGCTCTAACCTGCACTTCAAAAGTTTTACCAGGCTTAATGCCATCAACCTCCAAGGATGTTTTAGTTGTAGTGGAATTGTTAAAACTGCCCTCTCCTATCCGCCACTTAACAACGTAGGAGTTGGTAAAACCTCCTCCACCAGCCGCCCAAGATGCAATTGCGCGATTAGTAAGACCACCGTCTTTTTCAATTAGCTGAAATTCGATTGAAAGACTTGACGGCTTAGGAGGCTTTTCATCAATAGTCGTAACGTCTTCAAAGTCAACATCTGCAAGATCCTCAGCCGCAGCATAAATGCTGTCGTTAAACTCAACCGCTACAACGGCAAACGTTCCATCATTGTTGTCAGAAACCGAAAGGCATCGAAACTTTTGTTCTTCTGCGCTGTCGGTGCTAATTGAATAAATCGCTTGAGCTAGTGGTGCCGAGCTGAACCCAGAGCTGACCGTTACAGTTGTTCCGCTAACGCCAGAAATTGGCTTGCTTTCAACCGTTCCATCATTCAACACGCACGTCAGCGTTGGGTTGGTTCCAGAAGGCAACGTGATGGATTGATCGGCAACGATCGTTGTCGTTGTAGAACTGCTGATACGTCCAGACAACCTAGCTGCAGCACGCAATTCATCTTGAATCGCAAAGACCTGACCAGGAAAAACAAGTGCGCCTTCTAGACCAACAGAAAACGTGACGGTGCTTGCATCAAGCTCTTCCGTCTTGAGCATCCAAAGCCCCATGCGCCTTGCCTGATGCTTTGATGTGCAACCAAAACCAAGGACCTCTTTAACCTGATAACCGTATTTTTCAATTAATGCCGAGTCTTCAACGCAAACGATGTTTGGCTTGTAGAAATTTTCTGGGTCGCTATAACGCACCCTGATACTGGTGCTACGTGTTTTTAGTGACGATCCGCTGTAGCTGAAAACGCCACCAATAACGTTTGAGTTTGAAAAGATGTGAACAGGGTCAATATCCGTACCATCAAGGTTTCCGTGGTCTCCTGTAACTTGAATAACATTTGACTGCCAGTACATCATGCCCCTGAACACAGAGGCAAAATCCTGCAACACCGTATAAGCCTCAGCCTGTGATGACACTTGTACGTTGCAAGCAAATCGCGGCTCGTCAGCCCCTGGCACGTTGATTAGCTCATTTGCGTACTGAGCTAAAGGGTACAAATCGACCCAACTTAAGTTGCTGGCTTGAATAAAGTGACCCGCGCCAAAACGCTTGTTTGTAAGCAGGTCATAGAAAATGCAGACCGGACATGTCGTCCACACTGCAGAACCCAAGCTTCCGTTGAAGTTTCCAATAAACTCCAAGCTGCCATTGTCTCTTGGGACAGCATTATGAGGTACGCGAACTACTTTACCCCGCACCAAATAAGCCCGAGTCGGCAAAGACGGAAATTCTTCCGTCGATATGCTCATTCCTACACAAGCAGAATACGGATACGCTGTTCTGATGTTGAAGTTTTCAACAAGTGCAGACCAAACAAAGACGTTGCCGCGTCCTTGCGCTAGCGGCGTTTGTTTATCTACTTCTTCAAACTCATCCCAAGTGGCTCTGAAAATATCTTGATCAATGTCGCCAGCATCAGACTTTGTATGCGAAATAGCACCCTTGTAACTGCGATATGACAGGTCGGGGTATTTCTCAACCTTTACGTTCCAAGGGGCTTTTCCTTTGAGTTCAATGCCAGAAATTTTGAATTGATAGTTACTAGTGCTGATTCCCTCTATGTAAAAAAGCTCGTTATTTGCGACTTTGACGTCTTGGTCGCTGGTCTCAACAGCCGATTTTTTAACGCTTACAAATCCGCCGCCGCTACCTACGCTTTGAACTGAAACTTTGAAAAATATCTGTGCGTCAAAAAGTTGGCCTTTAACAAGTCCCTCTTGCGCTGTAGAAAAAAGCTTTGGAATTGTAAAAATTAAATCAATGCTATCAACGTCGGCATCTGTAACTTGAACAACTTCAATGCCATGGCCGTATTCTCGTGACTTTACCTTGACGCCCTCACTGTCTAAATTCTCTTTGTATTCTGAACCGATTTGCTTGTTAATGTTGACAACATTGCTCGTCTTACCCTTCGCCTGGGGCAAGTAACTTTGACCGCTCCATCCACTCCTAAACGAATGATATACTTGATCTGATCCTAAAAAAATCTCGCCATCTTGGGCTTGGATTGGCGATTCATCAAGGAATACACCTTTTTTGTCGCCCTCAATGCCGTCGATCGGACCTTCGCAAAGCAGGTCAATAATCTTGATAACAGAATTGGAATTAAGACCCATGGTTATGCCTCCGAAACTAAATCTTCGGTGTGATTTTCGCTGTCTTGAATGAAGTGTTGGTAGCCAACAGCCCTAATTTTAATACCGCTCCCCTTCGCGTCTGCATCAGTGTCGATGATACGATATCTAACCACAATCGCCGTGTGTTTATTCTCTACCCCACCTACTCCAACAGTGAGAGCATGGCACCACTTGTAGCTGTTGCCAGGCTCAAGCAGACCCTGGATGGTCCCACGAACATTAGTGAATATCGGGGAGTCGCCCTTGTAATTCTCTTTCTTGGTAGTGATTTCATATGTTGCGAAAGCTGGCACTAATTTGCCGCCAATCTCTTTACTAAGCCCCTTAGTAATTTCAAAAAATACCTGAAGATTGCCGAACTCATCATCGTCTTGATCGTAATCTCTTATATCGTCAGTTGATTGTTGCTCTCCAGCGTTAGCAAACGCCAAGAAGTCACTCGAAAGCTTTCTTTTATGCTCGCCACCAACAACTTTGTTTTCAAGTTTTACATGAGCGTTGTACCACCTTCTTGTTCTTAGTCCAGCGTGCGATTGAAATTTGCTAATCGGTTTTTCGCCATTTACCGTAATCGTGTCGTCTCCTGGCGCGGTGAAATACTCGCCAACAGGATCGCTTTCATCAGTGACTTCAACCTTTGACGAGAGCAGGTGGCTGCCGATTAGCAACTTGCCATAGACGAGAGGCACTGTCGCTCCAACACCAACCGTGTTAGCAGGACCAGTAAAGGCATAAGACTGTTCCCCTGAGGTGGCACGGGAAACACCTTGTGGGCCTGTTGCGTTTGTGTTTTCACCTGGCTTAGTTCTATTAGTAAAATTCGGAATAACTGGCTGTGGCGCAAGTAGTTGCGCAGTACCTGCAAGAACCAAACTTACACCAATTGCGCCTATGGCTGAACCTGCTGCCGCAATAATTGCGCCTGTTGTGCCAGCCAGGGCAGCATTGACACCAGCAATTCCTAAAACTTGCGCTC